AGAGCTCGATGATGTTGAGTATCTTCTATCATTATTAGATGAAGAACCTCAAGGTAGTAGAGAATACTTAATTCGTGAAGAAATACTATCACAAGTTTACGACTGAAGCTCTCTCCCTGCCTTAAATGGCAGGCTGAGGGACTCACTATCCCTTATTGTTTACTATTCAACTATGGATCAATTCAAACAGTATAAATTCACATTAACTGTGAAGACTAATCATGACCCAAGAGAAGCTATCTTTAAGATAGTTGATACACTTAAGGGTATATTACCTGTTCTTTCTATTGAACATCGTTTAATAGAAGAACGACCAACTAATGATGAACATCATGGGGGTATTGTTAATGATAATACCTAACTGGCAACATCATTCAAATAAAGAGCAAGGACGCACACTAAAGCCTCAGGCTGTGCGTTCTTCTCGTGCACAATTAAAGGCATTAAAGTGTAAACTTAATGTTCACAATCACGTCTCAAGGACGCACAAATGACTTCAATTATTGTATGGATATGTATTAGTATTCTACTGTACATCTTTCTTAAAAACACTATCAACCATGCCTAAGTATCATGTGACTCTGCAATCCGGCAGGGACTTTATTCTGAATCACAAGGGCGATGAGTACGACATAGCATACGAAGCCTATGAAGAAGCGTGCTTACTTGATGATTACCTTGTAGACATTGTACCTATTACTGATGCCGAAGAAAAAACAACCTTACTTCCATAATAATGTGGAAGCAATCAGAGAAGCACCAGATCAATTCTTTATACCTATTCCTTATGATGAGTTCATGGACTGGAAGATAGGAGGATGGGAGTTACCATCATCTTGTAATTACATTATCCGTGAGCGTAACCTAAACACAGGTAAAGTTAAGGAGTATGTATATCAAAAGCCTAGTGCTGCTAAAAAGAAACTAGCCCAACGTATGTTATCAGGTGACTGCGAATTTGTAGTTGCTGACCATGATAATGTACACATATTAACACCCAACATGGAGGATCTTTATGATGACCCGCTCGCTTGATGATATAATATCGTATGAGAAGCAGGCATTAGACTTGCTTCCTTTAGATCATCCTCACTATGAGGAAATAAAGAGTCTATTAATAGATCAAGTCAACGACGAGATCCAAACTTATGCCGACACCAGCTCAAATTGATGAGCAAGTACAACTCGAAAGAGATCAGATTGCTCAAGGACTCAAACGACTGCGTAAGAATACTTGCCAGTTAGAAGATAAGAGTTATGCATCAGCCACTGTATATGGTATTGCTTCTATTGATACCTTATTACCTTTAGTTGTTGACCGTATCAAGGACACAACCAACCGAATCAAGGAAGGTAAGACAGGTAGATCATTCAAAGAAATACAGCAATACTTGGCTGATCTTGAACCATTAGCTGCGGCTGCGATTGCATGTAAGATTACATTTGATAAAGTATTCTCACACAAAGAGGGTAGTAATCAGATTGTTAATGTATGTGATTCTATTGGACATGCAGTAGAGGACGAGTGTCAGATGAGACACTATGAGACTGCTGCACCAGGTCTCCTGAATGTACTTAAAGAGAACTACTGGCATAAATCCATTGGTACACAACAGAAGGTTGTAGTGATACAAACACTAATGAACCGTTATGAGGTTGTACAATGGCAAGCCTGGGGTAGATCTAACAGAGTTAAGTTAGGAGCTTGGTTACTTGACTGTGTAATGGAAACAAGTGGTTGGTTTTATAAAGATATGCGACAAGAAGGCAGGCGTAGGGTTAATTATGTTGTACCCACACCTGAATTCATAGCTATCAAGGACAAGGTTATGCAAGATAGTGAGCTCTTTGCTCCACTTGCTTGGCCAATGTACATAGAACCTAATGATTGGTCCCATGAAAAGCCTGGTGGTTACTTGCTTAACGAGGTCATGCGAGGTCATGAAATGGTTAGGCGGGGCGATAACGGGTGTATACAGGGAGAAAAGCCAATCGCTTTCCTGAACAAGATTCAGAAGGTAGGATACCAACTAAATACCTTCACTGTAAACGTAGCCGACAAGCTCTGTGAGAAAGGGATTAGTGTAGGGAAATTTATCCCTATCATTAATTTGGATCTCCCTCCTAAACCTCCTGATATAGCAGATAACAAGGACTCTCGTAAGAGTTATCGACGCTCTGCTGCGGAGGTTATGAATAAGAATGCTCATGCATTCCGTCGTTCTTGTAGAACACGGATGACTATGGAAGCAGTGAGTAGGTTTAAGGATAAGGAGTTCTTTATACCTTGGTCTTTTGATTATAGAGGTAGAGCATATCCCATCCCCGCCTTCTTAACTCCTCAAGACACTGACTTTGGGAAATCATTGATAAGATTTTCTAATGGGTCAGCAATAACAGGTGATGCGTGTGACTGGTTAGCATTCCAATGTGCTACTACTTATGGTCTCGATAAAGCTACTATGGCTGAGAGATTGAAGTGGACATCGGATAATTTGTTCACAATCACGCGTGTAGCTACCGATCCTATAGGTAATATAGGAGATTGGGAAGCTGCAGAAGAACCTTGGCAATTTCTTGCCGCATGTGACGAGTACTATAGATGCATTATTATGCAGACTTCTCACGTCACATACCTGCCTGTAGCCACCGACGCTACATGTAGTGGTCTACAGATCCTAGCTGGATTAGCTAGAGATAGAAAGACAGCACAACTCGTCAATGTGGTGCCTGCTGTACGACCTCAAGACGCATATAAGGTTGTAGCCGAAGTGTCTAAATGGAACATACCGGATAGATTAAAGAATATATGGGATAGAAAGTGCGTAAAACGTACTGTTATGACAATTCCATATAATGCTAAACCTTTTTCTAATCGTACCTACATCAGGGACGCTTTGAAAGAAAAAGATATAGAGATAGACAAGGATGAGTTAACTCAAACAGTACAAGCTGTTAGAGATGCTATGCATAATGTTGTGCCTGGTCCGATGTCCGTTATGAAATGGATTGAAGATGAGGTAGCTAAATGCATTAATCGTGGCATGGCTGAGATAGGATGGGTAACACCATCAGGTTTCGTAGTCCACCAACGTATAATGAAGAAGAAAGTTGAAGTATTGAACTTACAACTACTAGGACGTTGTGAAATACGTGTAGCTACAGATGATACTAATGAAGTAGATAGAGCTAGGCACAAGGCAGCTACTGCCCCTAACCTAATACATTCTCTAGATGCATCATTACTACACCTTAGTGTTCAACGATTTGATAACCCTATAGCTTTAATACACGATAGTGTACTATGTAGAGCTACTGATATGTCTATATTGTCTAGCATAGTAAGAGAAACCTATATGGAGCTCTTTGCTAAGCAAGATTACTTAAACGACTTTGCCAAACAAATCATGGCTGAGTCCGAACCACCGATTATAGGTGACCTTGAACCGTCGTCTGTAATTGATTCCACTTATTTTTTCTGTTAATGTACACATTATTTGACAGCTTCTTCTCACCCACTAGGGTAGTTGTAGTCTCTGAAGAGAGATTACAGCAAGCAGAAAGAGAGCTGAAAGAAAACCAACTACGTGTTATTGATAACCGTATTGATGAACTAACTGCCTATCGTGCAAACCTAGCTAAACAAATAGAGCCAGCTTGTGAGAAACCAGGTTCAGACCTGGACGCATTAGATGGTGGCACTCACGATGGCTAGAAACATACATAAAACTGTTAATCCAGTAACATTAGAGGGATTCCAAGCTGTACTAGAGCCTAGTAAGTTTGGTTACTCACTCTCGGCTATCGTCTGTAAGGATATTATAGATGAGCTAGAAACTGAAAGGACTGAAGTTCTTAAATGGGCTGAGTCAAAATTGAAAAACCCTAAGAGATCCACGCTCAAGCCTGAGCCATGGGAAGAAGTTTCAGAGGGTAAGTATAAAATAAAGTTCTCTTGGAATGAAGATAATCGCCCTCCTGTGGTGGACACAGAGGGAACTCAAGTAACTGATACGAAAACTCCTTTATATGCAGGATCTACTGTTAAGCTTGGCTTCTATCAAAAGCCTTATATACTTAGAGATGGCGTTACCTACGGAAGTTCTCTTAAGTTGGTTGGTGTACAGGTTGTCTCAGTAAAAGGAAATGCAGGTGTAGATACAGGTGATTTAGATGCTGATGCGGTAGCTGAATTATTCGGTACTACTTCTGGTTTTAAACAGAGTGACCCGAATGTAACACCTACCACCAATGACACAGAAGAAGAAGACTTCTAAATTTAGATCCCGACTAGAAGAGCAAGTCGCTGATTTGCTCTCTGAGTTGGGTATATCTTATGAATATGAATCTACAAAAGTACCTTATACCATTCAACACAATTATCACCCTGATTTTGTGCTTCCAAATCATGTCTATCTCGAAACAAAAGGATATTGGGATGCCGCTGATCGACGGAAGGTGCTTGCAGTTAAACGGGACAACCCTGAGTTAGACTTAAGAATGGTGTTTCAAGCACCTTATAATAAAATCTCAAAAAAAAGTAAGACAACTTATGCTATGTGGTGTGAGAAACATGACATACCTTGGACGTCTTTCCATAATATTCCACTCGATTGGTTAATCTAATGACCGAAAACGAGTTCGTGAGGCATCTGCCTTGCGATAATTGCGGCTCATCAGATGGTAATAGTTTATACTCTGATGGGCACACTTTCTGTTTTGTGTGTCATCATAGGACAGGGAGTGATACTGAAATTGTTCACAATCAAATGTCACAACATGTCCAACTCAAAGGATCAGCCGAACGGCTGCATAAACGAGGTCTCTCTGAGAAAACTAACCAATTCTTCAGGATTTTCAGAGACGGAAATACTTTACGCTTTCCATATTTTACAAGCGATGGAATTCTTAAAGGGATCAAAATAAAAACTAAACAAAAAGACTTTATATATGAAGGAGTTTCCACTGATACCCTATTTGGTCAGCATTTGTTTCCTAGTAGCGGTAAACGTATTGTTATTACTGAAGGTGAGTTAGATGCTGCGTCATGTTATGAGGCAATGTCTGGTTGGCCAATGGTATCGTTACCCCATGGAGCTGCGTCGGCCAAAAAGGATTTACAAAAACAAATCCCATTATTACAGGGCTATGAAGAGATCGTTCTCTTCCTCGATAGCGACGATGCAGGGCGTAAGGCGACGGAGGAGGCGGCAAGCGTCCTTCCACCTGGCAAGGTCAAGATCGCTCGCCTTGAGGGCTACAAAGACGCATCGGACGCACTACAAGATGGTAATGCTGAAGCGATTCGAAAGGCTATATGGGACGCTAAGCCGTTCCGACCTGATGGAATCGTCGATGCAGAAACTCTTAGGGATCTGGTAACTACACCGCAAAAACCTTATGACCACGAATACCCATTCACAGGACTCAACGAGAAGCTACACGGGATCAGGTATGGAGAACTTACAACATTTACTGCTGGCTCTGGTTCAGGAAAGACCTCAATCATGCGTCACATTGCAACTGACTTGCTGCAAAAAGGCGAATCGGTTGGCATCTTGGAGCTTGAGGCAAGCAATAGAAGAACAGCACTTGGATTGATGTCCACAGCTGTTGGAAAAAATTTAAATTTAGGAGAGCATGACGAAGAAGAACTTGATCTCGCCTTTTCAAATAGTATTGCCAATTGGAATCTTTTTCTGTTTGATGGTTTTGGAAGTTATGATCCAGACATCATCTATAACAGGATTGAATATCTTGCCACCGGACTTGACTGTAAAATCATTATTCTAGATCACCTTAGTATATTATTAAGTGGTCTTGAAGGTGATGAGAGGCGGATGATCGATACAACAATGACCAGATTACGTAGCTTGGTAGAACGTACAGGCATCGCATTATTTTTAGTCTCGCATTTAAGGAGGGCGAGTAATGATAGAAACAGCCATGAAGAAGGCGGAAGAGTTAGCTTGTCCGCGCTTAGAGGATCACATAGCATCGCTCAAATTTCTGAC